TACCGCAGCAGATGTTGGTATCGTTGTGTCGTTATCATTCGAGCCAATACCTTCGGACTCTAGCACTATTGTGGCGGCTTTGAAGTTATCTACTTCAATGTTAGATACGGTATTGTTGTCTACGTCTATGGTTTTGTTGGTTAGGCTTTGAGAACCTGCTAACGTTGCAACCGTGCTGTCAATGGCAAACGTTACAGTGTTGCTAGCACCGCTAGTATCGATACCAGTGCCACCAGTAAATGTTAGTGTTTCGCTGTCAAGGTCAATGGCTAGTGCGCCACCAGTATCCGCCTGAAAGTCTAAGTCTTCTGCAGTTAGCTGCGTATCGACATACGCCTTAATAGACTGCTGAGTTGCCAGCGCGGTAGCACTGTTGGATGCCATGTTGTCTTCATCGAGGATGTCAGTGACCGTGGTTGTCGGCATGGCAAGCCCGTCGATGGTTGCCGTACCGTCAAGATACAGGTCTTTAAACTGCTTGCTAGTTGCGCCGAGGTCAATGTCGTTGGTGGTTGTCGGCTCGATTACGCCGTCTTTTATAACAAGCTGCTCTACAGACGAACTAGATACGTCTACAGAAAATTCAATCTGATTGTTAGGATTGTCTATGACAACTTTATTGAGAGGCGTAGTAACACCGGGGTCGCCAATCAATCCAATGACAGGACCTTCCGCTGCTGTGCCGTCGTGCTTGTGGCCTGTGGTATTACTAAGTGCCGTTACTAGCTGGTCAAACTCGTCGTTAGTATGCGCGGCGGTAATAACATCGCCGTTAGTATACGTAGACTGTCTAATGTAACCTGCCATGTGTTATCTCCTTCCGCCCGGAGTAAATTCCAGTTGGTATCCTTTTAGTGAAATTGGTGGTGCGCCTCTTAGGTCGTCTAGGCGAACTGCAACAGTAAACCCACCCCCTTCAACGCTTTGTCTTACAATCGGCTCTCCGTTAGAACCGTAAACCGCTGTGCCATACGTAGAAGTAGAGAAACTATAGATAGCTGCAGAGTTACCTATGTTTAAAGGGTACTGTGCTGGCTGCGGTGTTGCTGAAGAACTGAAGTCATAGCGAATACGAAAGTCTGCATCTACCGAGCCTTCGTTTTCGTAGTTCCAGATAATCCGCTGCATCATCTTGCGGATGCCAACGTCACCCATAGTAAAGTCAGGACCGCGATATGTCGCTTCCATATCTGTCCCGTCAAAATCAGTTCCAGATTCTTGCTTGTAGATATATCCGTCATACCCCCCATGGAGAACTAACTCACTACCACTGATAAATCCAGAAGTACAGTAACCGGGTTTAATACCCTTTAAATCTGCGTACTCCCAACCTACGCCGCCACCCTCAACACGTTCTTTAATAACGCCCATAACGCCGGGTGCAGTAGTGGCTGTTCCTGCGTCTGTGGGAAAGAATAAGCGGTACTGGCTTTTCTCTCGTATGACGACGCTGGATACTCTGTCTAGAGCTATACCCTCTAGTCTTGGTTGTATTTGTTTGGATATAGTTCCGAGTTCGATGTCATCAATTTTGTCTGTACCTGCGATGGTGCGTAATCCATCGGGGGCTAGGTAAACTAGGTCACCCGCAATCTCCTGAACAGTAAACCCGTCGACGCATCCAATGTTTCGTGTCACAGGCTGCAGTTGAAAATCAGCAACCGATGAACCTGCTAAAAAGTATATTTGGTCTTCGCAGAAAATAAACAGACGGTCACGAAATACCTTTAGCTTTTTAACTGCACTTTCTACTCTTACTGAACCCGCGCCGTTAGCTGCAGAAAAATCTGTTTCAACGAAGGGTGCTGCAAATACTATCTCTTGAGGATTAGCAGACATACCTGCAAAAAATACGTGATTTTTAAATACTTCTACAAGCTTTGGATTAGAGGGTGCGCCTGTGGTTGTGATGTCTGTTACGCTTGTGTTGTTATACACCGAGGGACTGTTTGCGCCATCACACCAAACAACCTTTTCTGTGTTATCAAAATTAAATACAGCAAAGTCGTAACGCCCTGCGCTAGTTCTGCCTGTGTCGATGCTTGTCCAACCGCTACCTGTTCCTTTGTAAACAGCCGTTCCAATAGCAGCAATAACTTGGTCTTTGTATATCTGTACACCAAGTATAGTTCCAGAAGAACCGCCAACTTGGTTAGTATCGTACTTTGTAAAGCCGTTGATGCGGCGGTATCCGCCATTGATGTCCGGCTCAAAGTTTTGCAACGTAACTGCAGCACCCGGCGAAATTGTAAAGGTATCCCTGTTAAGCACCAAACCGCCGCCCAAACGAACAAGAAACGGGCTTATAAGCGAAGTATCTGGCATCAGACAGCCCTCATGTAATCTTTCTTGTTAATCAGTTCAACTCTCATACGACCTAGACCCCCTTCGTAATCTCGTATTGCAAGCTGGGAAAACTGAGTGTCTGAACGAAGCATGTGAGTGTAGTACCTTGCACGATTAATAATCACATCGTGAAAACGCTCTGGTATGGTAGGTGTGTCTGTGTTGTTAATCATGTCTACATTAGTTTGATAATAGTAGTGACGAACTGTGTAGGTAGAAACGTCAGGCACAGGGGACAGGCCAATCTTACTGTCGGGGGTCTGGTAGACGAACGCTGGCAACCCTTCTGCGTCACCTGTTGGGTTGGTATCCGTTTCGTTAAACCGTTCTAGGTATTCTTCGAAGGACAGATACTGTAGGGTACGCTCTGCTGTGGTGGCTGACTCTTGAATTGTAAAGCTATCAAAATCAATAGTCTTAGCGTCGGCTGCACGAGCATATTCTGCCTGACTTGCAACAGTACTAAAGCTGTAATTAACAACCGTAAAGGGCCACTCAACCTCAGAATTAATAATGTCACGCTGAGACTTGTTGATAAAGTCTTTTACAGATGTTTGAATACCTCTAGTTGAGGCAACTGTGCTAATCTCAACTTCGTTAATTTCACGTAGAACAGCGTTTATTAATTCGAGAAATGTCATGGCTTACCTGTGGGGTTCAAAAAATTCTTCGGCTGCAACAATCACAGTTAAAGTGCTACCAGTGCCAGCAGCTACAATTATCTTATCTCCTGCGTGACAATACAAAGGTTTATCGACAGTAAATATAGATTCACTACCCTTACCTGCTACAGCATGAGAATTAAAGAGAGTATGTGTAGAAGATGTGCTAGCTTCAAAAAACTTTAACGTATAGTTTCTGTTACTAGAATCGCTGTTATTAATCATTACATGTTCAATGTGAGAAGAAAAGTTTGCGGGTACGACATAGCAATCTGTATCTGCTGTATTAGCTAACGCTACGGCTTGAGTTACAAATTTAGAACCACCATTTAGTATTGGCATTACGATACTCTTCTATGACGACGTACTTTTTTAGCGATTTTCTTGGGCTGCTTGGAGACTTGCTTACCAGCCTTAGTTGCTTTGCGCTTAGCACGGGTTGTCGCCGCGTACTCTTTCGCTGATAGGGACTTGATGGCCTTTGCAGGTAGATATCTTTCCCCGGTAGCTTTTGAACCTTGTGTCGACGGCTTACCACTCTTGGTGCGCCACTTCTGCTTAGTCCAAGCCTTCAAAGAGCGTTGGCTCTTCTTTAGTGCCATCTTTATCTCCTTGCGTTAGCTTTATAAGCGTGGTAAACTTTTCCTGTGCTGAAGCGTATTTTGCCAACGCAGCATCCATCTCTTCCAGCAAACTCGGATGTTCACCCACCGCAACAGGATTGTTAAGGTAATTGCTGAGTACATACGTTGCATCTTTCATCTCCGCGTGATACTTGAACAACAGAGCATCAATGGCTAGTTTAGGTAAGGACATTTATTTCTCCAAATACTTTAGTATACAGTCCTAGCTAACAGAAGTCAACATAACGGCAATCAAGCACCCACCTAAAAACGTAACCGCTCCTACCACGATTGCTGCCGTTTTAATGTTTTCCCAGAGTTCATGCTCTTTTCTAGCGGCCTCTATCCTGCGTTGCTTTTCCTGCTCTTTAGCTTCTTGTATGCGCTTGGCTCTTTCGTAAACAATACTTGCCCATGTCCCCGGACCAAACCTCATGTCAACTAATACAGACACCTCGCGCAATTTTTCGGCAGCTAACCTTGCGTCTAGAATCTCTTGTGCAACGGAGTTTATACTGATGTTGTCCACCCCAGCCTTTTTGTTACGGGCCTTTTGCGCTTCAGTTTCCCCGCGAAACAAATCATCTATTTGCCCTGCTATCTCACCGATATCTTTTGCAGTGTTGATATTAGACTTAATAAAGTCGGTTGCTTGCTTTACTAGGGCAATTCCTGTGAGTACCTCTGCTACAACCATAGCTACTCTACTATCTTTACAATGTAAGTTTCGTTGTCAGGGCCTTTGGCTATTTCTACAGTTTTAGACTCGCACGAATACCTAACAGTCCCCGTGTCCTTATACAAGTTTCTCTCGATTGTACGCTTAGCTTTTAAACACTTAGAAAGCTGCTCATACGCTGTATGCTCTGCTACATGACCAGAGAGATAAAGTATTAGTGTTATTGTTTCAGTCACCATCGTTTCCGTTTCTCATTATCTCTAGTCTAGCTTCTATCGCACTAATACGCTTTTCATAAAACTCCAAGGTTAGTTTTTGCTGCTGGTCGTGAGGTGCGCGACCCTCATCTATCTGCGCTGTTAGTTCGTCTAGTTGGTCTGCAAGATGCTCGATTAGCATGAACTGTTCAGAGTCTGCAGGTAAGCTTCCCATCTCGCCACGAGGCCACTTGATGCGAAACTCAGTGTTCTGGTTTAGGTTAGACTCCATCATCGTGATGTTAGTCTCTATTGTATTGAGGCGTTCTATTATACCGAAGTAGGCCCAAGTAGCGAGAGACGCTGCTGCAACCATGCTGAGAATGTTACGAAGAGGTAACGCAACTTCTGTGTTCTCGCTCAGTTTTGCAGCCATTAGTTTTTATAACCGCCACCCGCTTTTTTATAAGCAGCCGCTAGCATTTGGGCTTTTCTTGCCGACCACTGACCCGGCCTTCCGCCTTTTCCACCCGCCTTGATACGGTTAAATATTCTCTTTCTCATACTTGGCTTAGTGTAGTTGCCAGCTTCATTAACTCTACTCTTGCTCTTCGCTTTAGGCTTCGACGATTTGCGAGTTTTTCCAACTTTCCCGCCTTTCGCCTTCTCTTCAACGCCGCTGATTTTGCCAGCGTTGGCTGTGGCATAGAAGACTTGCTCACCCTTCTTTCCCCCGTAGCTACGTTTCATGGACTGCATAATGTCTTCACCTTTTTTGGTCAGGGGCATCAGTTTTTCTCCGAACTGCCAGCAGCTTTGCGAGGCTGAATCTTGCCGCCGTATGCCTTGCTTGCGTCAATACCTCTCATCTTCAAGTATTCACCAAACGAATCTGCTTTGTATGCAGACGGAATCTTCATGCCTTTTTCTTTTAGAAAGTCAACAGCAAAGCCGTCGTCGATGTATTTGTCGTAAAATATCTTATGCTTACTGAGGGGTGCTGATTTAGGAAATTGAGAAGGTAGCATCTTCTCTTCTTCTTTACCAAACCCAAATCCTGATTTAAATGCTGACATTGCTTCAGACATGTAGCTCTCCTGTTTTCATAGCACTAGACAAACGAACCGAGCGTTGTCCTACCTGTGTTGCCCACCTTGAATCAAGCATTTCTAAAGCTGCCCGAACGTAGTCGCCGTCGTGTATTCCAGCCCACATATTTTTAAACTTTCGTAGTCTAGGTACGCCCATATTGAAGGCCATATCAAGTACCACGCGAATACGAACATCATCAAGACGGTCAATACATGGGTGAGCATCGTATAATTCTTCTTCTACTATATCAATATCATTACTTAAAAGAAAACGGGCATTAGCCTCTGTAATACCCTGTTCGTAAACTTCTGCCTTTAGCAGGTTCATAAAGGCTAGTTCGCCATCACTAATACCTCGGTCTTCTAGGTTCCTGCCAACACCGATTGTGTCGATGCCAAGGTGGTCCTGATAGACGTGCAGCTTCAAGCCTTCGTGCAGAATTAGCTGGTCGATTAGTGCTTCACGGTTGTAATTCATTACGTATCCGAACCAAACATAGGTGTATCGACCCGATTAGCGTACTGCTTTATTTTCTGTGCAGTAGTTTCCTTACGCTTGTTTGAACGAGCAATAGACTCGGAAACATCTTTACGTGCTTTAGCTTGCCGTCTGCCCTTACGTGAGGCTGTGTCTTGACGGGCTGCTCTCATAGGAGCATCATCGTAAGCACCACCTGTCTGACGCATCTTCTCCAAACGATTACGCTCTTCGCGTCTTTCTCTTTGAACATCTAGTAACATCTACTTACCCTTCGCCTCTCTACCTAGATAGATACCGTACACACCTGTCATAACACCCATGATAACAGATACAAATGCAGACTGCTGTGTTGTAGGGTCTTCTAAGTTCATAAACCACTCAGCGCAACGCCATGACATAGCTACGGAAGCAATCATGGTTAGCTTTGCGGTTAGGTTTATTTTGAGGTATCTGCTAAACCAATCAGCCATTACTTAGTCAGTTTCTTGTACTTTTCAAATGACCTCATTCCACCCAAGCCGAGCATGCCAAGTAGAATAGTCATCAGGCTATCCATATCAAATGCAGGATAAGCTACAGGAGGATATCCAAGGTACGCTGTAATTACATCTGCTGACGGAAATAAAAGAAAATGCGCCATTAACGCAATTCCACATGTCCAGCCAATAAAGGGTCTCCAGCCGGATACAAATATGTTCTTATGCTTGGCTTCTTCTGCATTTACAGCTAGCTGCCCCTTGGCTAGTTCCTGTGCGTGACGCTCTGCCATAGTAGCAATTTCGTGCGCTAGTTTGTTTTTCTGGTCTTTATCTTCTACGAACTTACCAATAAGGTCAGTAGCAGGACCAATTAGGCTTGCTAACATTTCCATCTCTTTCTTGCTTGACGCAAACGGCTGTTAGGATTCTTTGCTGCTTTAGGAAACTTTTTCATCTGACCAGCAGACCTAGCGCAAAAAGATTTACGCCGTTTAGCATCTTTGCTACCCGGCTTTGCTTTTCCTGTTACTGCTGTTTTTAATTTAGAACCGGGGTTGGCTTTGCGATACGCTGCCACACCCTTCTTAGTCATACCTGCACCAGATTTGGTAGGGCGGTAGTTTGCACTCTTGCCCGTTGTAGTCTTCTTTATAGGTGCTTCTTTTTTACGTGGCATAACCTTTATTATCCGATACGCACTTGTAGCTATATTCTACTGGTGGTTTAATTACTGTCATCAAATCTTGAGCCATTTCGTAGGCTCTGGTTTCACATTCTTTTCTAGTGTTGTAGGGACCAAGGGTATCTTGAAACTCAGTACACTCTGTGACCGCTACTACTGAACAAACTTTAACAAATGTTGTAAACATGGTATATCTCCCGGCAAATGGTTCTTGCTTATATCACGTATTTGCGGGTCTGTCAAGGGGGCAAGTTGCCCTGCCCCCCGACTATTTTATTTAGGCGAACGCGGCTGCAGTTTCTGCAGTACCTAGTTCAGCGATGACAGCATAACAACGTACCTTACCGTCGAATGTTGCTGTGTTAGCAATCAAGTCGATGGTGTCAGCAGCAGTGTAGAACTTGCCTACGCTTGTTGTGCCTGTAGCTACAGCGGTGTGACCGTTAACTGCAGCGGCATAGATGTCATCATCAGCATCGTCACCCAAGTCAAGAACTGGAGAACCAGTTGACGCGACTGTTAGGGTTTCTAAGCCAGCCATGATAACCAGAGTGTTAGCAGGAAGTTCAAAAACTTCTACTGAGTCTGATGTAGTTAGGCTTGTTGATGAAAAGTCCAGAACAACTTCCAGAACTTGTGCTTTCACACCAGCGGGAACGCCAGCAACAGCACCAGTGATTGTATAATCAGCCATTTTCTAGTCTCCCTTAGAGTGAAATTACGCCACGTACGAGGGCTTCAGGACGCATGACCTTACGACCAAACACATGAAGACCGCGAACAATGTCGCTGAAAGTTTCGGTTGAACGTACAACTTCAGTCTTCGCGATGTGCGAAGCAGTTGCAGTTGATGACATGTGACCACCCAAAACTGGGAACTCACCTGCACCCAGACCAGTTACATCTACTGTGTCTGTGCCAGCAGCGTTCATAGCTGTTGACTTGTAGCAGTTGAAGCCAGCAATGTTGCCAGCCATAACTAGGCCGTTACGCAGAGTAGATGAGTCATCACCTGTTACTTGAACTTCTGCGAACTTAGCACCTGCGCCGAACAGTGTTTCGTAGAAAGCCGGAGCCGCTACGAACCAACGGTTCTCTTCAGGAACTGACTGGTCGTCCAATGCACGAGCCATCTTTAGCATGATGTTTACAAGGTTGTCACCAGTCTGAGAAGTCAGAGGTGAGCCTAGTGTACCTAAACCTGAAACGGTAGATACAGACGCGCCTGATTCAGAGGATAGACCTGCACCATCAAACATTGATGTTAGAATGTTGCCGTCATACTTCCGCTTCAGTGAGTATGCGCCAGATGAAGTAGCAAGTGCTTCAAAGTTAACGTGTGACTGACGCTCTTCGATGTCGTCAATCTTGAACGCAAATGCGTTAGCTTGGTCAACAACCATAGTAATCTGGTCATCCGCTAAGTCCTGTGGGTTTACCACTGAACCGCGTGAGTAAGCAGACACGGTGATTGTTGGTTCCTTAATGATACGTACTGTATCACCGAAGTTTTCAATTTCGCCAGCGTAGTCGGTATTCGTAATATCTTCTGCAACCGATGCACGACGGAAGAACTTGAGAACTTTTTGACTGAAAATTTCAGGTGTGAAATTCCCAGACGGCAGGTTATTGTAACCTGATGCGCTATTAAAAGCCATAGTTCAATCCCTTCCTTGAGGATTAAGAGTTATAGTCGATTCGCCCTTCAGCCCTTGCAGAGTCGATTTCAGATTCCATCTTTTCGAACTCCCAAGGTTTCATCTTGGCGATTTGCGAAGCCTTGAAGACCTTCTTACCCGCGTTGGGGTCAGTAGCTACTTCTCTCGCGGCAGTCTTAGTAACAGCATCCGCTGCACTTTCTTGACGCTTCGACTTCTTTGGTTTATTAAGACCAGCGTCGGCCTTATAAAGGTCTACGACACGAGCCGCCCATCTTGCATCGGTATTGTTTTTGTAAATACCATCTGAAAGAGTTTGTGGCTGCTCTTCGAGCCATTTCAAGAACTCGTCTGTAGTCTTGATTTCATCAAAGTCTGGGTGCATCCGTAGCAGTTCCTCGTAGGCTTTCTGCTTTTCTAACTGCTGTTCCCGTTCCTTGATAGTACCAATCTCGTCACGAAGCTTAGATACCTGTGATTCCGTCTGCATAGACGCAACCGTTTGAACCACCTCAAACACGTCGGGATACCGTTCCTTGAACTCTTCTAGTTCTTCTTGAGTTCGTGGTGGTGTTACACCCCTTGGCATTTCTACAGCACGGCTATTCATGGTTTCTCGAAGGGTAGCTATCTCTTCTTTGAACTCACCAACCTTGCTGTCGTAGTGTTTCTTCAGGTCATCATAACGCTTTTTATAATCGTGTTCCGCGTCTTTCGTTTCCTTTTGCGGTACAAAACTATCGCTTTCCTGAGTAGCCGCTTTTTTGGGGGCGGGGTCAGTTGACTCGTCTTCAGATGCTTCTACCTGTTCTTGGTCTTCTTCATCTTTGTAGACTTCATCGCGATACTTTCCACGATATAGTTGGTCGTTATTTGTTACTCCGAATGAGTCGTTTGGTTTGTTGGCTCTTTGGCCTTTTACTTTTGCCATTTTATTTACCTCATGTGCGGGGCTACTTGGCTTGTAGGTAGCCGCTTCGGTTACGTCAGGGCCGCTCGGTTAAGCGGGTAGCTGACTAATTAGTTGAACAAAGATTTGAAACCTTTTTCAAAAAATCCTTCTTGTGGAATTGAGGGCTGTCTTGGAGGGACCCCTCTTTCCCTAATCAATTCTTCTTTAGCTAGCGTTTGAAAGTTTTCTAGCTGATTTCGTACGTTCGTATCTTGGTACGCGCCCTTTTTTCTGAAATTTAAACTTTTTATATCTGACTCTTTAGGTATGGACGACTTTACTTTGTTTGCATCTATTCTGTTGATATAATCCTGTGCGTCCATCATGGTTTCTTCAAAGCTAAGAGGCGGTCTAGGTATATCATACTTTTTTTCTAAATAGCTTATAGCAGCGTGGCGAAGTTCGTGAAGCATAGTTACCGCTGCCTGATGTCTGTCGTAGTTTACATTCTTACCTACAAAAGCTACGGCAGCAGGTTTATCAAGGTCTGAACTGTTAGGTCCTTGTTGCTGCTCCACGTATCTTTGAAATGACTTCTGATTTCTAGAAGGGTTTTTTCTATTCGCTGTAAACCCCTCGCCCTCTGATGGGATGTACATACCCCCTATACCCACTTTTATTTTTCTATCTTCCTCAGAAGGTAGAACTACGCTTTCTATCTCTAGGTCACCAGACTCAAACAGATTATACCCAAGACGAGCAAGGTCATCGTTTTGAATGTACTCTTCTAGGTCTGCTCGATATTCTACATCACCAAGCTGCGCCATGTCGGGTCGAAAAGGCCGGGAAGCAGGTCCTGTCACTGTACCGCCGTTATTCAAAGCAAGCATCCCACCCTGCGCCGCTTCCTGTTGGCGTTCAGAAACCTCGGGCTTTCCACGATTATTGATTTTTCTGAGACGGTCGTAGCCAATGACTTTGGCTAGGTATGGTGCAACCTTTACTTCACCTTGTGAAACGGCTACATCTATAAGTTTAGCAGAGTTTACTGATTTGTCAATAGCAATTCCGCGTCTAACCGCTTCTTTTTCTGCATCGTTCAGCATTTTGATGATATCTGACTCGCCAGCCTCTTCTACTGCCGCCGCATTGATAATGAACGTGCCTTCTGGATATTCGGTTAGCTGGTCATCTGCAACAGTCTTTTCCTCGGGTACTTGGCTTGGTGGTGCGCCGATAAACCCGGAAGACCCAGCAGCCATCACCCCGCCAGCAGCCATGCCAACGACACCACCAGCAGCGTAGTCGTCGGGGTCTAGACCTTCAAAGTCGCTGACATTATCAAATGCAGATTCTCTGCTAGGACCGCTAGACGAAATACTTGGTCCTTCGTCGTCGCTGCCATAAAAGTCCCCAGATAGACGTTGTCTTCCAGCTTCAATATTACGCTGTCTTTGTGCCTCTGCTTGCTCTTGAGCGACCCGAGCCTCTTCAGCTTTTCGGTCAGCTACTTTCTGGTTTTGTGCTGCTGCTTGTGCATCTCTAAGCAAATCAACAACCTTACCCTTACCTGCACGAGCATCAAAAATAGCTTGTTTAGCTACCTCTTTAGATATGCCATACTTGGCAGAGTTTGTTCGGGCAAATGCCTCTAGGTCAGACATTCTTCCCATAGCAGAATATTGACCTGTTCTACCGTCGTAAAACTGACCATTAGCAGTGTAGAAACTTCGCGTACCCGCCATCGCACCGCCAGAGTCTTCGATGCGAATATTCGTGTCTTGACCAAAGATACCTTTATTTTGAGTTGTATCAAAAGTATAAGACTGCGGCAGGTATCCCTTAGATACGGCTTCCATGTTTTTTAGCTGCTGGTGGGAGAGACCCATTGTGTTGCCAGTGTAGCCGAAGCTTCCCGGCCTACGAGTAACACCGAAGCCACCCTTGAACTGCAGGGCGAAGCCTGTATCTGTAGGGCTACTAGCTAAACCGGGTATGCTAGACTCCATGTTTGCTGAAGACTGGGCGGCTTTAATGAGGCTCATGTCCTGATATTGTCGAGATAGAACAGCATCGTGAACAAGACCGAACGCGCCAGACGGACGAAGAGAGTCTGCACCAAAGGCATTTTTAACTTCTTGCCCACCTATTATACCCCCAATAACTGGCCCTGCAGGAAACGGCATAGCTGCTGAAAATACTGCTGCCATGCCCTTTTTAGCTATCTTAGACGGGTCTTGTAGATATTCCGACGCTGCCTTACCCGCTTTTGCAGGGGCTTCTTGTGATGTCGTAACAAACTCACCTAGGTTTACGTCACTAATGTCTCCACCAAACAGCGGTTCGTATATACTCCGCACCATCCCAACTCGGTCGACCTTGCCTGAAGCAGTTAGGTAGTCCGAATACTTGTCGTAGTCAGTAGTGTTTACGTTTTCCAGACCGACTTTCATAGCGTCGAAAGCAGTTTCGCCAGAAACGGCTGTACCCATACCTAGTACAGACTGAGTGTCATTATCGTCACTTTCTTTTTTCTTACCTAGTTCGATATCTTCCCCAACCTCTGTTGTGGTCGTTGCGATGCCCGTGGTTTTAGCTAGGCTAGGTAATCCTATAAATTCTTTTGTAAAGTCAACACGGCGAGATAAATAGTCATCCGGGGTTATGGCTGTTTGGCCTGTAAACTGAAAACCCCCCGTGCTGCTAGGTGCTTGCCCTAATCTAGGGCCAAAGCCTATGTTAATTCTATCCGCTTGAGATGTAGTCGCAGAACCAATAGTTGTAGCGGGACTACCCCCACCAACCACGTTGATATTTCCAGTTCCAAACGTCCCGAACAAATTAGCCATTCTTTACTACCGCCTCGTAATTATTCTTCAGCTTGAGGAGCATTTCCACTAAAGCCAGCTTCCCCTGCACTTGGCGCAGTTCCGACTCCGATTGTGCCGTTACCACGGCCCGAATCATCGATTCCCTGACTTCCTGCAGGTACTCCTCCATCAGGGGCCATTCCTTGTTGTTCACCAGCGGGGCCAGCTTCTGCGCTTGCTGCTTGTTGAGCATTTGCCATCATTCCTTGTAACATCTTCGCATAGAGTTGTGCTTCGTTGGCATCGTTTACTAGGCTATCTGGGTCGATGTCCTGTGATATTGCCAACTCCCTCATCAGGTTCGGTATCTTGACGAACGGTGCTAACATTGGGTTTGATACCGTCTGCAACAGGGTTGTCAAGCGTTGGCTGCGAACTTCCTTCTGCATAACAGCCGCAACACCCCTTGGTTTTATCTCTAAGTCGCCTACTATGTCCGGCGCATCTTTGTTGAACTGCATGTTCCATTGAAAATACGCCTCTCCTAGGGGTTTCAGCAACATATCATCTATGTTCTTAACCACAGTCTTCATGGACAGTCCTGCAGAACCCATCAGCATTGACAGACCCGCTGCAGTACGTCCTGTACCACTAACGCCAGTTTGTCCGTGCATAATCGACGGTATACCAGTTTCTTCATCAGCCAACTGGCGGCTAATCTGATACATCTGCAGGTTCTCACCAGCAGTGTTAGGAAACTTCAGGCCATTGATTGCAGTGCCAGTCACGCCAGACTGACGACGAAATATCTTGCCGGGAAAGATATCCATGTTCTGACCGGGAACAAGGCTGGCCTCATCCACGTCAAACACAAGGTTACCTGCCAACGCAAGATTGTCGATTGCCATCCGAACGTGACCGTTCATTAGCTTCTGTGCATCTTCCATGTTCTCAGCAACGCCAACACCCCACAGTTGGTATGGGTTGACTTCGTATGGAAACACCTGATATGGAATACGGGCTGGGGTGAAAGGATTCAAGACGCAACGAAGTATCATATTTCCACAAACCCAGATGTTAACCTGTAGTTCGTCGAACTCTGACATCAGGCCAGCTTCTTCAAACCCTGCTGCATCAGCCAGCTTAGAATCTAGAACACCCCAGTATTCCAATACCTCATAGCGGCTGTCGGATATATACGGCTCAGTTTCATCCTCGCGAATAGTATCCTCATAGTATTTGTCCTCGTAGTTAGGACCTTTTGCCAAACACTCTTCGATAGCTTCCGATATAAAGTGTGGACGCTTAATCAAAGCACGTAGTTGCTGGCGGTTTAGTCTGTGACGTTCTACGACGTATTCACAGTCATCAATGCTGGTAGCAGAGGGGTCTGGATGAAAGTCCCACGCAGACACCATTTCAATTCTAGGTACAACCTTTTCATACGGCTGGTATTCTCTTTCGCCGTCTTCGTCGCGGCCCCACTGGTGGACACGCTTAAAAAAATTGAATGGCCCTTTGACAATACCCGTGCCAAGAAGGGATGATTCAAATATAGCATTACGAAACACGTTTACTGCATTAGTGTCGAGAAGCTGGTCATGGATTGTCTTTTCCATGTTCAACGCTGCAATCTGTGCTGGGCTGATTTGTGGTTCGCCCATCTTTGCAGGTCCTTCAGCAAGAGGCAAACTGCCATACTCGCCCTGAAGCCCACCCAAAAACTCTTGGGCTGGTTCCGCACCCAACGCTCCCGGCAACATCTCACGACCGTCTCCTGCAAACCCGTAGGGGTCTTCCTGCTGCATCTGGTCGAGGGGTGTTTCCATGTGAGCAAACTCCGCAATACCTTCTGGTACGGGAGTGTGCTGTACAACCAAGGGAAACTTCTTGTTGGCAAACAGGATGTCTACAATCTGCCCATACGCTGCCAGAACCTTGGTCTTGGTAATTCTTACGAATACCTTAGACCGCTCTGAGTCGCGGTAAGCTGTTGTAGAGTCGTAAACGCCACGAAAGTTCTTGTAGGCTTGAAGCCAACGCTGCTCGTGTGAGTAACGTCCGTTTTCTGCCTCTTCAAACTTCTGCTTTACGTATCCTGCTAGCCCCGGAAAAGTTTCGTCGGGGTTAACTACCGGGATGGCAGCGTCGTCTTCAGGTTGAAGGAAATTATCTTCTGACATAACTTAGTAATCGCGTTCTTCAGCCATTTTCATTACTGATGCGTCTACTGCACCTTTGGTCGCTACCTTCGGCATGTCTTCTGTCAGTACACCCTGTGCAGTCTTGGTATCGAACTCAAGACCTTCACGGTATAGCTGGTCTGCACCCATCTGGTCATCGACTGATGTTGTGCAGGAAGCATTGATGTAGGATGCGCCATAATTGTAATTATTATTCGGCATGATGGTCTCCCATTATCTAGATAAGAAGCCTTGGTCTTGATTGGTAGAGGCGGCTTCGGGACCCCTATCAATATCTACAAAGCCAGTGTCGCGTACAGCTTCCATCGGAAAGCCCCGCTCTTCGTCGGTTAGTTCACCACTGGCTAATTCTGTGGGCTGCATAATCATTCCAACTGCTGCACCCGGTCCGAGTCCTAGGCCACGCTCAAGCAAAACTTCTTTGCCGAGTTCGGCTGCGATTGCTACAGGCTCGTCAATAAACTGTCGGGCGGTTTCTACAACCATTCCTAAACCCACCGCCTTTGCAGTCTTCTTACCGAAGTTAGCAACAATATCGCTTAGATTGAGATTGTTACGACGTAAACTGTCTTCTAGTTCAGGAGATGGCCCCTCTTTTACTGCAGGGGCTGCAGTCACGGCTTCTGGAACTTCTTGTTTTGCCGGAAGGTCGAAGTAATTTTCGTAGCCAGCAGTTTGGGTTGTAATACGTTCGGTCGGCATCGGGATACGTTCGCCAATGTCAAAACCAGCCTCTGTAGCAGCATCACCCCAGAAACTGGCAAACATGTTAGCATTAGCACGGTCAACCTCCCCGACTGCACCGGGAAAGGCTTGTTGGTAAGTTGCTAACTCTCCTGTGGAACCTTTAGAAGCAGCCTTGAGACTTCGTCCCTGCAGGTAGGCTAGCCTTTCTTGCGGGATGCCAATGCTGAGACCCACAGTAGCATGTATGTTACGCAGAAGAGCCGAACCCTTCTTGCCTGTAAATCCTTCAGGGGCTAAACTATCGAAATACTTGCCTGTTGCAGCATCGAAGGCTATGTCCTTTACCTTTACTTCTTTAAGAAGACTGGTCATATCCGCAGATGTAACTGCCTTACCGTTCTTTTTGGTAAAGAAGAACTCCTTGTTGCCAGCAGTCAAGCTATCCTGAAGAATAGAATCAGCCACTGGATTTAAAGGAATGTTAACAGCACGGCCCTTTGCGCCTTTTGCTTCTGCCTGTACGTAAATAGCCCCTGTGTCAGGGCGATAGTCCGATATCTTGAGACCAGCAGCAGCGTTGGGACGTAGACCCGTGTTTAGGTTAAATATAATTGCTTGTGCAACAGGTTTCAGTTCCGGGTCGTCTAGGTACTTAGCAACACCCGAAAACAACTGGCTCATGGCCTGTTTGCTAGGGTTGATAGCAACCTCAGATACAGCCTTGGCTGGCTCCATCCTGCCGAAGATGCGATTATTTAGGTCTGTGTTAGGACCCTTATCCGGCATCAGGGCGTATTCTGGTGTATCTGGTCCTAAGTTTTCTTTTAGAGTCAAGCCAACCTGACGTAGGTTTTGCATAGCTGTCTTGACGGTAGAAGTGTCTTCCGAACCCTTGAAAGTTTTAGAAAGAAGTGTGAAACCTTCTTCATCCTTTTGAAACAAACGAAGAGCCGAACCCGGCTCATCTGCTATGTTCTTGAAGAACTGTAAAGTAGGCGAAATAAAAGCATCCCCACGCCCAGACTTCTTTGCGTACGCTTCAGCAACTTCACGAAGGGTTGCGGTTTGTGGGTCGAGGTCTGCCATCTAGTATCCGAATGTTCCGTCGAAAGGTTGGAAGGCTTGGTCTTTTATGCCTTGCAATGATTTATGTATTGATGTATAACCAGAGGTGCGAGTCATAACCATATAACGGAGTGCGTCGTATGCGTGGTCTTCAGCCTTGGTATCTACATCTTCACTGTTTGTTTTGGACAGGGGTATTCCTGACAGTTGAGCAGTGGTGTGTTTGCACGTTGAGAAAATACGTAAACGGGGTTCGTTTGTGTACGGGTCGTCTGACAACCGCCTGTGCAATTCCATCTTACCCTGTAGTCGATTACGGTCGGATGGTGTCCAGCGTACACCCGCTCTCATCATAGTTTCTGCGATAGATGGTCCGAAGCCTGTTTTGTTCCAGCATGAAGCATCCAACACAGTATAGTGGGGAGAGGGGTCTAACTCTTCCATTTCTAGTATTTTATCAGCTAACTGCTCTGCTGTCAAGTGTTTAGCATACAACTCGCGGTAGACCCAAATGTTGTTGTCCCAGTCGATTGCACCCCACAGGACGCAAGAGGGAGAAGCATACCCGTAGTCAGCAGCACGGATGCGAGGCCAGTTGGTCGGCATATCGAACGGTTCGACCACATGTCTGATACGGGAGAACTCTGGAAAGGCTGCGCCTTCCGCTACATCCCAGTCACCTTCTAGTAGCCTACGTCTTTCTACGTCTGGCAAGGAACGCAGCATAGCTTCGTACTGCCCATCCGCCATAAGATATGGATTGTCGGTCAGACGTGCGGGTACGAATTTTCGATAGAAGAGCGGTTTGCCGCCTTTTTCTGGATGTGTGTCAGGCCAAAGAAACGCCTTGCCCGTCTCCGGGTCGTATGCCGGAAAAGCCTTATTTGCCTCGTGCTTGTCGATATACATTTTCTTAACCCACCAGCCACCAACACCACCGGGGTTGGCAGTACATCGCATACAGAGGTTCTTTTGTAATTCTGGGTCTGTCGAGCGGAGACGTGACCTAAGATAATCCCAAACATAGCTACTCGGATATTGTGTAATTTCGTCGACACCTATCCAGTTGAAAGCCTGACCTTGAAAACGGGTCACGTCTTTGTCCCTGTCTAGGTAAGTAAACCACATGGTTGCCCCGGATGGAAAGACCCATGTGGATTTTGATTCCCGATATATTGCGCCGGGAAACGCCTTAGGATATAACTGCTTTGACTTATCTATAAGTTCAGTCAGTTCGTCCAGAGTACGCCTAAGAAGAAGCCCACGATGATTAGCGTTATGGCAATAGCGTAGTGGGTCTGCAAGAAGCGCAAAGCTTTTACCGCCTCCTGCTGCACCGCCATACAATACGTCTTGCTCGGGAGCAGAGAGGAACTCTTCTTGAGGGCCTTCATTAGGCTGGAATATAACTGGTGTATCATCGATTAACTCCTGCACGGTTGCTGGGAGATTAGCAACATCGTTACCATCTACGACCCGCGAACCTGTGCCGTTAAGCGCGGTCTCCACCTTCTTCGCACTTTTCTTTAACTTACGTGCGTAGCTGGCTTTGTCCTGCGCTTTCTTCTGATGTTTTTCTTTTGCCTTCTCTGCTTTGCGAACACGAGCCTGTAAAGCACGTCTGGCTCGTTCAGCACGAGATAGGTTGTAAATAGCCTTGGGAGCGTTAGGGTCCTTCTTAGGACGACCTCTACCCTGCTTTTTCGGCTGATTTTGCTGCTCGTCTGCCACGGGAACCCTTTTCGGTAATTAACTTCATACCGTCGATATCTTCGTACTTTTCTTTTTTACCTCGGTTGCCGAATAGCTTTGCGCCATAATAAGCAGCCATAGGTTTGAAGAAGCCCGAACCTACGGGAGCCTTCAGGGTTGCATCTAAGGGGCCTGTTGGTCTGTTATCTTCTTTTAAGTCTTCTTTGGTTAGAAGTTTCTTTTTCTTGTCAGCCATCGATTACTACTTCCTTCTTTGGCGGCAGTAATACGACACCGTGGACTGCCTGTACATTATGGTTCATGGTTTCTTGCTTGCCCAAGCCTACGCGGTTAAGTATGGCTTCCGCTGCACGTAGCTTCAGGTCGTCCCCACGTTCTATCACAGGGGTATCGACCAGTTCTACCATCTTGCTAGCGGCCTTGAGGCTATGTCCTGCCAACACGGCTCGGGTACGCTCGACGATTTCGTCGGCTAGCGCATCACGAAGCCACGTAACAGAGCCACGGGAGTACCCGGCAATCTCTGCTGCTTGGTTGAAGTTACCATTTGATTCGAACAGGGCTGTCAAGAAGTTTTCTTGCTTCTCAGACAGCTTTTTCTTCTGCTGCTGTTGTACTAAGTTCATAGATTTGCCTTGAAGTGTTGCTGGGAAGCGTTCTGTCACTCGGTTTCTGCCTGTCTTTTAAAAAACTAGCGTTATAGGTGAGGCGAACCAGCGTTTTGCAACCCCAGCAACCTAATTATGGTGATAATTGGGTGAACTGTCAACTGTTTTCCCTAATAATTATAAAAAAAATTACGCGAAGGGTGTTTTGGGGGTTGACAGATTGCGAAATCGTTGTCATACTGGCTGTATCTAGCCGCCGGGTAAACCCCCATACATAACTGCAGGGCCTAATAGTAGGGCTATTAGCAGGGCTACCTAACAAGACTGCCGGGAACCTCACAAGGGTTCCCTTTTTTATTGGCTGCTGGGGGTTACCCTACACGTTCGCCGGGAAGCCCATACAGGAAACCCCAAAAATAGAGAAAATATGTCGGGATTGCATAGCAAATGCAGGGGGACCCGGGTGGCCCATGCGTACCCGCACGGGGCAATATTTATTTGCTAGGTACATCTCACCGAAACGGTCACCCTTCCCGACAAACTAGCCCAGCAACCCCGCAAGGCTAACCCCCAGCAGTTAATCACACCCGCCCCCGCGCGTGCGCGTTTTGTCATTTGTCATAATAACGATATGGTTAACCCCAAAGGGCAGGGCTTTACGGTTATAATAACATGCTAACAGGGGACAACCCCCGCCCAGTAAATCCCAACAATATCAACCGCTAGGGTATTATTCAGGCTTTACGGCAAAAAAAGACCCCGCCATATAGACGGGGCAAGTTTCGCGGGAGGAATGCGCTTAGTCTAGAATAATCCAGACAATCATTATTATAGTTATTATTTCCATTATTCAGGCCGCTT